AAATCCATGGCTTTGCCTGCCGTTGATCCAGGATTTGATTTAGAAGAAATGGTTCACACAATGATTTGTGCGGGACCCGTCGTCACTTGGCATGTCTTTTGGGAAAGTGCGTTTGCGCCCGGCACGAGGTTTCCAGACCTCAATCGCCACCTCTTTGGCTCGATGATTTTGTCGGTGATTTACCGATCCAAAGTTTCCTGCAACGACTTGCTCAGTATTGTGAACCGAATGAAGGGTTTTGTGGATTCAAAGCTGGTAAAAGAAAAAATGGGCGATCGCATTGACGGCCTGCGCAAAATCCTTGAAACCATTTTAGGTAGGGCTAATCCTTGTATTCACAACAGTAGCGATGGTCACCGTGATAACTACAAGCCCGACTTTGAAACTCGAAACACGGCACTCTTGGAAACACTCAAAGACGATTTGCGTGATTTTTCATGCGCCATTCAGGGAGGACTTTTTGAGCGGTGGAAAAAGGCCAATGGTCTTTTGGCTGGTGAATTGAGGGGAGGGCATGCGGAAGTAAGGGCCTTGTTGATGGCGGCACGGGATGAGGTGACCACAAATCCAGAGTATGTGTCTTTTTGGGCGGATGACATTCGCAATGATTTGGTAAGCGCCAGTCACATGCAATCCCCAGAAAAGTTTGGAGTAAGACTTATGGGGAAATTCAAAAAACAATTAAGGATTCATGACCGCAAAGACCCGCGGTGGGCCATCTTGCTCAAGGCCGTCTACCAGGCCTACCGTGCCAACTATGGGACTGTTTTCGCAGAATATGCTGAAATAATCATTCGCCAGATTGAACGGCACACAGGATTATTGATTGGCCCACTTGTCCAAAACGACCCGGTACTGAACATCTTGTCGTTGGAAGACCCACTGATCTGGCCTGAAATGGCATATGATTCTGAATCATCGGACGATGATGACAAAATCAAATCGGAGACGTGGAAAATCTTGGACCACTTTTACAAACGGTGGGACGAGTGTAATTACGAGTCCAAACACGATGAAACAGCTGCCAAGTGTCTTCTTAAAGGGTTGGAGCACCACGAACGTTATGCGCGTGAAGCTCAAGTCTTTGTCGAGGTGAGGCGGGGAAGCCGGGATCCAAAGGCTACATTGCCTCGTGATTTTGAATTGGACCTATTGTGCATGTCTCCAGAAGAATGGGAGAGAGTAAAGAATCGATTGAAATAAATTTGTCTTCAACTCTGAAGCTTAGTCCGAAAACGCTGGAGGGATTGGTAATCCGCATGGTTGATGCCCATCCGTTGTCTTGCAGCGTCACCCAAGGCCCCGGCGTTTTGCATCAGCCATTGGGCCGTGTGGGTCTTGGTGACTAGTCATTTTGGATTTTCCAAATGTATAAAATCTTTGGTTTTTGAATAGTGATGAAATAAACGAGACACTCTATCCTCTATTCCCATGCTATCCTTCATCAAGGAGTTTGGTGAATGCCCAAAGGAGATTTTCCAGCCACTCAGAACGCTTGTCACTTCATCTACCAAGCCCTTTCAACCCTCCAAGCTCTATGCCATTGACACCAAGACCAAGTTTGTGGATGAGGGTCGGCGCTCGTCAGTCTTTCGCCTCTTTGAGCCGGATAGTGATCCGGAAGTGTTTGACTTGGCCAAGGCTGTTGCCACCCACCTCTCCACTCTTGATCCACTCTCTTCTTACCAAGTCATCCGAAATGATGTGAGCCATATTGTCTATGGAGACGGTGACTTTTTCGAGCCTCACCAAGACTATCTCTCTTGGACGACCAATGTCTTGGAAGAGCACACCCTCATCATTTGTCTAGACGCCACCTGCGACGACGGTGAGACTGTCTTCCACCTCAATCCCTTTTTCACCCATGTGTCTAGGTCATCCGTGACTCCGGGCCACCTTTTGGCCTTTCGCAAGGACGTCACCCACGAAGGACGCCCCCTCAAGGGCGGCAAGAAGGAAATTTTGACCCTGAACCTTGTGGTCTACCCCAAGACGACGCCCTACTCCGTGATTATAGCTTGTCGAAGGGAGAAGGCTTCCATCGTTGTAAGTCTGCAGGCATTGGGCGCGTTTCCCGACTGCCTCATTATGTGCAAGTTGAAGTTTGACAAGCTGGTTGAAAAGGACAGAGAGACGGGTGGATGGAAAGCCAAGGAGAAGATTGTCCGGCTGACCTTGGATTGTTTGACCCCGACTCTTCTTCCCATTGTAGAAAAGATTGTTCGGCGTGCCTACCTCTCTCCACTTCAAGTCTCTCACCACAAGGATGAACTCGAGTTTTTGGGCTTTCAAGCCTCTGACCTGATGATTGACCTGGCATCTGGCCCTGTCACTACTGTGTCTTTTGGTAGTCTCGCCGTGAAGGAACTTGATGATGATCTTGTGTTTTGTGCCTCCAAGGCAGAACTTGATGTCTTGAACAAGCGTATCCGTCAGGAAGGTCTTCCCTTTGTGTCCTTTTCTCTCGTCTTGGCTGAAGGCACTTGGGCGTCCATTGGCCCGTGCGGGGACGGGGTCACAAACTATCCCATGCACGTCATCTATGCAAGTTTTTGTGAAGCCCAACACCTTCTCTTTACACGAGGATGTCAGGACGATTCTGCCGTTCCTAATGGCGGAGAGTCTTACCACGTAAAGACTTGCTACCCTTGTCGCGTTGAACTGAGTAAAGGAAAGGCGGGAGAGGACGACGATCTCAGGGTTGATCTTGGTTCGGTCCATTGGGGTCCTTATGGTCTAGCCATTGAACGCAGGCACGGCGATCCTATCCGCGTTGTCGATTTTGAGCCTCCGTCCTCTTCGTCAGAGAGTGGAGAAGACCTTTCGACTGAAGAAGATGATAGTCTTTCGGCCGATGAAGAAGAGTAGGAAGAGGAAAAGAAGGACGATATTGGCGCTGAATCACGAACCTTGGAGTGGGAGATTGAACATTGCTACGACGATCCTTGCTTCTATTTTGGCCTCCAAATCTTTCCCCAAAATGCTTCCTACGACGCCGCCCAGCACTTTGTCACCGCTCTCGACACGGAGGTCCAGGGCTCCCGCTATCCCCTCTACCCTTCCGACTGCATCGCCCCATGTAACGGTCTTCATCCGAGTGACAAGGAGGGCCCCTTTTATGCAACTTTTGCTCCAGACGGGGGAGACGTCTCCTTCATGTACCTCAAACACCGTCACCAAAATATTCTCAAGGACTACCTCAAGGATTCGGATTTTTTCGAACGTATCCTTGCCAACATGAACCGCATCGGGATTGTGTTTCCTCAACAGCAAGGAGGCACGGATGGATCACTCTGCAACGAACAAGCCTATAGCAACTTTAGCCTTGTTGAGATACATGGGGCGATTAAATTCACCGAGGTTTAACAACTTGGATGGCGAATCCAAACTTTTACGTTGGCGCTGATGGCCATTAAATACAATCAATTTCAAATCCATGGTGGTCACTCTAACCCTGTCCGTTTCCTCCCCAACCTTGGAGCTACAACCCCTACTTGACTTGCTTTATGCCAATGGGATTGAAGGAAAACTTACACCATCTAGGTCCATTGTGAAACGGGACGGAATTCCTGGCATAGAAAACTCTGTGGATATTATGCTCAAGGCCAAGACGGAGGAACTTCTCGAAAAGAACCTCGCCGTGGCTTGGGATTGCATCAAGCGCAGTGACCGTTATGTTTCAGAAGGTTATTTGGTGAAACAAGGGTTTGAAGGTTCTACGAATGACTATGAATTTATGACATGATGATCTCGTGGTTTCTAAAAAGAAACTGTAAATTTACATTTGATTTGCTTGGGATGTGCGTAGATGGTGTGACGTCAGTCCTCGGTGAACAGAGAGTCCTCGGTGAACAGAGAACGCATGCGCTTCATGAGATCCTTGTACTTGGCAATCTCGGCGTCCCTTTCCTCGAGAAGCTTCACCAGTCTCTCAATCTCACTCTCTTCCTCTTCCTTTCCCTCGCACGTTGTCGAAACTTGGTATGGTTCATATCGGAGTGCTTTTTCCAGGGCCATCTCCAGCACCGGCGCGATCTTCTTTCCATCGGATCTGAGGTCGGTGAGGAACTGTTTCACACAGGGCTCGGTTACAAACCGATCCGCTATTTTGTCGATGTCGGATTCGTTGTAGTAGCCGATTATGTCCAGCACGGTCTTGCCCCGGATTTTCTCGACCTCCTTAAGAGGGTCAGCGCCTGCCTTCAGCAGCATGTCCACACACGCTACACTTCCCAGCATGACCGCCCCGTAGAGAGGAGTCACACCGTGTGATTCATGGCGGTTGGGATCGAACCCTTTGGCCTTGATTGCCAGTTGCAGTACGTCTACCCTGCTCTGGGTCGCTGCATAGTAAGCCGCGGCCGCCCATCCGTGTCGGGAAGCTGTGCCCTCGACAGTGGTGTCTGTGCTCATGACATCCGCGCCGTCTTCCAGTGCCAACTTGATGGCCTCCATGTCACGGTCACGGCACGCAAGGGCAAGCCTGGTGTTCAAGTCATCCTGGGTTGATGAAGAGGCAGAAGCAGAGGCAGACGCAGACATAGTGTAGGGTGCTTGGTTTGCAGGGGGAGTGTAGGGTGCTTGGTTTGCAGGGGAAGTGTAGGGTGTCGAGTAGATTGTGTGATTTTTCTATCGTCGGTTGAAACTTTAGTTTATCTACATCCTGGTGCACGCAAACGTGCATCCCATCACTAGTGGCCTGGTCTAAATATACAAGTAAATAACGATAGTTGTGATATTGTATTGAAATTCCCTCCTGCCAGTTTGGTTTCACAGGCCTCTAAACAGACAATAAAAAAAAGTATCGTGAGCGTCGTTCACCACCTTATCCCCCGTCAACGAGTGCAAGCAGGGAACAAAAAAAAAGAAGAGTAATGACGGAAACATGTATGTTGTCCGTCAAGACTATCGCTGAATTGGACGATGGGTTCGCATGCGTGGCAAAACAACTAGAGGCGTGTGCAACCAAACAGGCAGGTGGGAATCTGGATTGAAATTTCATTTTCCAAACAAAATTAACATTGGTTTTGATTTTTCCAAAATTCCCACCCGCCTGTTTGGTTGCACACGTCTCTAGGCGCTCACGCAGCAGGCCTCGACCCCGTAAACTGTCCCAAGGTTCCAGACATAAAAGGCAGTCAAGGGTGAGGCACAGGAGTGACCACTACAATATTTTGTGTGAATTGTAAAAAAATTTATTGGGTGGTGGGAAGAACATGCGGTAATTTGCAGAATCCCTCAGCTTGACTTCTCTTAGCCCCGAAGGCGGAGGACCAAGTGGAGAGTCGACTCCTTTTGGATGTTGTAGTCGGACAAGGTACGTCCGTCCTCGAGTTGCTTGCCAGCAAAGATCAAGCGTTGCTGGTCGGGAGGGATACCCTCCTTGTCTTGGATCTTGGTCTTGACAGCCTCGATGGTATCCGAAGGCTCGACGTCCAAGGTGATCGTCTTTCCAGTGAGTGTCTTGACAAAGATTTGCATGACGGTGGGTTTTTAGTTGTGATGGTGGAAAGAAGTTTCAATTTTTAGACCATTTCCAGTTTGAAGAATCGTCTTCTTGACATTTTTCTTTGGAGATTTACAATTCAAAAGATTAACACTCTGATGGCTTCCTCCCCTAGGTCTTCAAGCTCTTCTAACAAATTTTCCTTCCTCATCCCTCGGCGCCTTTGAAGCCGTCCTGAAACACCCCTTAACCCTCGACCTTTTGGCCAAGGAAGCCGAATGGTGGGCAACCCATCACCACTGCCTTGATCCGTGCCCCAAGGGCAGAGCAGAGTGCTCATGTGGCTATTCTGAAGACACTCGGTATGAGAAGGAAGCCACACTTGTTTCTTTGGTCAAGACCTTGTTTGACAGCAAGGACGAAGGATCTTCTCTCGTCAAGTCAAGACAAAAAGATGAAGACCCCTACCCCTACTGATTTCACCAGGTTACTTTGTTGATTAAATTTCGCTCTGCGAAATCAAACCAAAGCAGTTTATGCTTAATCAAATAAAAAACCAATGGTTCGTATCTATTATTGTCGTTGTGGCGATGTAGCCAAGGGGCGACTGAATTTTGGAGATTTGCTCACTCCTTACCTCTACAAGGCTATCACGGGAAAGAAGCAAATCAAACCCAATAAAAGCAACGCCGTGTACTTTGGCGCGGGTTCCATCATTCGATCGGCCAATCGTCATTCTATCATTTGGGGATCAGGCATCATGTGGAAAAAGGACCGCTTCCCCAAACCCCGGAGGATTGTTTCGGTTCGGGGGCCTCTGACGCGCCAAGTGTGTCGTAAATTGGGTTATGCCTGTCCGGAAGTCTATGGAGACATTGGCCTGATTATGCCCCTTTTCTATGCGCCGTCCATTCCAAAACGTTTCAAGGTGGGAATCATTCCCCACTACATTGATTTCAAAAAAGCCAAGGCCTTTTCCAATATTGAGGGGGTTCTCTACATTGACATTTTGAGTGGAGTGGAAAAGGTCATCAATGCTTTCCTCCAGTGTGAATACATCTTGTCCTCTTCCCTCCACGGCATTATTGTGCCGCAGGCCTATTCCATTCCAGCAGCCTGGGTGAAATTTTCAAACAACATCACAGGAGACAATTCCAAGTACCTCGACTACTACCTCTCGGTCGGCGTGGCCGTGGAAGGTTTGGCACCCCTTCCCTCTAGGCTCTTGGAAGGAAAAGATGTTGATGGCCTTGCCGATCTTGTCAAGTCCTACCCCAACCCCCTAATGCCCATTCCTACCCACCACATTATAAAGGCGTGTCCCTTTACACCAGGTCCCCATCTGGCAGACAAGTGGGCCGAAATGTGTGGCGAGATGAAGAAATAAAAAACAACTCATTCATTTTCCTTTTTCAATGCTTCAAAGGTAGGGAGAGCAATCTCCGTGACCTTTAGGTCTGGCCCAATGACAGCAAAAGGGAAAAACAAGAACCCGTCCAACCGTCGAGCTTCTCCCGCCACGGCAGCGGCTTGAGCCGAGTCTTTCGCCATGGACGACGAGACAAAGGAGATAATGGCAGGATGGCGGTGGGGCCAGACAACAAGTGTCGCTTGTTTCTCTTCATCTCCAACGGGCAACGGAAAGGGATTGCGATCTGATGGGGGACCCCCAGGGTAGGGGTAGCCGTCTCCAACCAAGATCCCAATGGCTTTCTTTGTTACACGCAAAAGGTCCGGGTTCTCCTTGAGGTCTTCGTCAAGAGCTTGGGCCAAAAAGCCAAGTTGCTTGCGAATAGATTCAATGGTCTCGGCATCGATGCGGTGCTCTGGGAAATCAATGGCGTTCGTCTTGCCGTCCCATTCAGTGCCTTCATCCTCAGCCACCTTGCCACCAGAATTGAATTCAATCCTCACAATGGTTCCTCTCTCAAACACCACATGGTAGCCAAGGGACGAAACCCCTTCAAGAGTCTCGAAACATGGCTCAAGCCAACCCTTGAGAAACTCGTCAACAATTTCCTTGGAGTAGATGGAAGCCATGAAAGAAAAAGATTCTGCTGAAAAATATGTGGGGGCTGGGGGTCAACGAAAGAACCTCACAACACTAACTTGTCATCATACACGAATGTATGTCCTAAAATAAATGGAAACCTTTCAATTGCCACACACGGCAACGATTCGGTGTTCGAAATATTTACTTGTCGGATCCTTTCCGCCTGACCCTCTAAAGGATCCAGGATCAAAGGGCGAATGGCTTGGGATTGATTTCTCAGACAGTACCGCACAGGTGATCCAGGTTACTCAAGCCAATGCCCTGGGGATTGCTGCTGTCGTTGTGGCAAATGGTAGCTACAGTGATGCGGTCTATTACAATTCTGAAATCACTGAACTTTATTGGCCAGCCAGTTACACCAACCCTCCTGCTGGGACGACCTGGTCATGGACAGCCACAAACCTCAAGTGGAAACCTATTGTGACGTCTGGGGGCCAGTCCCTCATCTACACCCCGGCCTTATTCGAGTTGTATTCTCAAGGAAATCCGGGGCCACTCCCAGTACCCGCAAATTTCAACGGCGAATCCATTTCTGGAGGTCCCCTCAAGCCAGGCGGCTTCCGTATCGCTATGGCAGAGACGGCTGCCGGATCCTATAGTGCCTACTACACCATCCTTGGAGGTGCGGCTCCGGTGCCCCCCACCCCTTCCCTGATATCTTATTGGGATTGTAGGGCTAACAATACCTGTATAGGGTCATCACTTGTGGGGGTCACATCACAGTCAGGAGGATTGACCCAATCGGACGATTTTTCAACTTCCATGGTAAAGCTTCAAGACGAGTTGGGGATCACCTCTAGCGATCCAAGAGCCGGCCAATCGTCCACCACACCCACCTACCCCTCCGCACCCATCAAGCCATTGTTTCGAGGGTATGGAGGGTCTCCCATTGTTGTGATTCCCATTCCCAAGGCAGACGCCCCTACCTTTACCCCCTTTACACCATCCTACATTGATATTGCGACGGGCGTTCCAGATTACGCCAAAACGATCACCCCTGACGCGGCAACGTGTGCCCAGTATATCCATTGTATGGTGGGCCAGATCGGGACGGTGGGTGTTGAGGCGGAGAAGGATGTGGCAGGCAACACGCCCGCCCCCCTCTCCCCCTACCCCATGGGTGCGACCCTCATTAACAACGGTGCCACCATGCGCCTAACCTTTGCAGATGCCTACAAGGGAAATGTGCCTCTTGTCAACACTGCCTTGACAGGCCAAGGTATCGCCATCGTCTTCAAGTCACCTCTCTTATATAACTCACCCTATGCATGTGGTGTTGGCTTCCAACCGTCCACTATCGTTGATTGGATGTTTCCCAATGGGGGCTACAAATTCTACGGCGTTCCCGTGTCTTCGACTCTGTCCAGGCAAAGCCCCTCGAGACGTTTAGGAAATGTCCCGGAAGGCCATGAACTTGTCCCCCAGTGGTATGGCGGAGACATTCCCTCTGCCTTGCAAAATGAGGTCAAGGGTGCAACCTCTGTACCCATCTCCAACTCTCCTCGGTCTTGCGACATCGATATCTGGCCGGGAAATGGCAAGTCGGTGACACGTGCCTTTAGGCCCTATGCGATTGACTTGCCAGCGGGTACGTTTGATCCAGCGTCTTGCAAGGTGCATTTTACAATGGGAACGTATTACCATCCTGTTGGAGGAGCAGACGACACTCCGTCTCAAAAACTGACTGTGAATGGAATTCCCGTGGTGCGGTTTTACCTGGAAGGCGCGTTTCCCCAAGGTGTCCCGACGATTACAACCAGGATGGCGGAACCTTCCATCGGGATTCATCTTAAGACCAGGGGCGTCGAGCCTCGTCCTTACAAGCCTGTAGGGTGCGCACCCTCTTGCCGAGCGAGCGTATTCCAAAATCCCGGCAACGCCATTTGGTACATTGTTTGGGAAGCCCATGAAGTGACTTCTGACGCCAAGGTGGTAGGTCCCGCGTCTTCCACCCACTACAACCACTACGACCCTGCCGTCATTGAATGTCCTCTGCGAAACAATTACTGCCGCTACCGTGAAGGCCCTTCGTCAACAGGCACCTACTCCATCCTCAACCAGTGTGGTCCGTCCAATGCCGTGTGCCTGCGTGGCGTAGGGACACCTGCCCAAACCGTCATTGGATCAAACCCCGCATCCGCTGCCACTCGCCAAGCATCGAACGAATTGAACCCTGGCGTGTTTGGAGGCTTTACCCCCTCTGCCTCTGGCCAAACGACCCTTCAAGGGACGGAAGCTAATTTCCGCCTACCCTGCTCAGCTTCCCAAGCATGTCCTTCAGGCTACTCGTGTTGTGCCGCTCCGGGGTCCTACACCAACGCCTTTTGCTACAACACGGACGAAGAGATTTGTGATGTCACCTCGGGCACACCTCAAGTCTACGAGGCCCGATACTTTCTTCCAGAGACCACACTTGACGAAGACACTGACGTTGCTCACGAATGGTGTGTGAATGTCAAGACGCAAGACTCACCATGGGATGGGAAGGGAGGACCGGGTTTGTGCAACACGGCGCCCATTGTATGTCCCCAAGACGTGTTTGATAACCAAGGCACCCAAGGATGTATCGACTACGTTCTTGGCAAGGTAAACCAATTCTCAGGCCTCAACCCAGATGCTCCGGCATGTCCGGGAGGCACCTACGCAGTGGGCACTCCCGCCTATCCATGCGATCCGCGTGTGGAACCCAATTGCCAAGGGTCCTACAATGCAACCTTTAACTACTATTGTCAGCCTACCAATTATTGCACAGACGACTCGGTTTGTGCCGGCGGCACATGTCAAGGGTTTCAATGTGTATGTGATCCGTCCAAGACTGGTCAGTGTCCCACCGGCTTGTCGTGCGACGGGTCAGGTGTATGTGTGCCCGACTGTGGTGCTGAAGGCTTCACCTCGTGGAAGGATTCATGTGTCCGCTTGCCACCCCTTCCTGTTGATTTGACCTCTTGGCTTTCGAACGACTTGGTGTCTTCGGTCTGTAAGGCAAGCCCCGAGCCGCGGTACAATACGTATGTGGGGCATGTTCCTAGCTGCAGCGATATTGGTCCTTATACTTGCAAATGGTCAGATTCATCTTTGGCAACTGAAATCCAGACGGCAGCAAACCAACGGGGATGGAATGCCGTATGTGCCCCTGACACCACAACTCCAGACGGGTCAAGTCCGGGTGGTTGCCAAGTCTTTTTCAAGGACACCATGGCGGAAGGCATTCGCCCGAAAACCTACTACTACCCTCCCTCCACTTCATCTTCCTTATCACCCTATCCCCACCAGTTGCCGATTCTGAATGCCGAACAATGTATTCCGGCAGATGGTTTGGCGTCTTGTCAAGGAACCCCCTACATGTTTTTCCGTAACGACAACCGCCCCTTCCATGTTACAATGCCGGGGCCGTGGCCGACCCAAGGCACAAATTCAAGCTGCTCAGGCGGTGGTCCCACCAATGTATGGTTTCCGACAGCTGTCGGCTTTGCGCCACCTTCCTAAATAAATTTAGACATAGACATAGGTAAAGAAATTTTATTCAAATGATATGGACCTCTAAGAACAGTGTGAATCGTCAACCGGGTGCCAAGTCTTGGTGTAAGGACTTGCCGACGTTTCACTTCCTTTCCAACACCTAGCAATATCAGTGCAGCCGCCTGCAGTCTTGCAAATTCCCTTGGTCCCATTGGCGTTCGTGTAGACATATCCTACAGGCACATTGTCTGACCACAAGTCCTTTACATACATGGTGTTACATGATGTTCCATTTCCGTGGTCGCACCAAGAGAGTTGGTAATGGGGCCCAGCAGCCCATTGGGTCGCAGCATCTCCAGAGGCACACCCACGTGTCTTGCAATGGTCGCCGGGACTGGTGAACAAATCATAATGACACAATTGGCCTTCAGATGGGAGAGGCACGCGGTTGCACCCAAAATGTGGCTTGGCGTCATCTGTGTAGTAGACGTCGTTGTACCAGCCGTCGGGGCATGTGTTTTGGTAGGCACATGACCAGACTGAAAAGTAAGGAGGGGCACCCTTTGACACGAGGTCGGGGGGAGTTGCCAACCAAGCGTCTTCACGCGTGGCGCCAGAAACTGGAACGGGCACCGTCCCCGGCTGACACGGGATTCCTCCTCCAAACGCGTCACACAACGAGTCGTGGTCCACCGAGATGCCACACTGAGAGGGAGACATTGCATCCTTCACATTGGAAGTGGCATAAAGGACTTGCAGGTTTGTCTGGTTTTCCAAATTTCCATAATTGCCTGGCATAATCTCTTGGGAACCCGGCACAGTGAGACCAATCGGCATTGTGGAGGCAATACCTTGGACAATTGGATCACCAAGAGCGACACCATTGGTTGAGAGGACCGATCCAGGCTTCATTCCTTTCGACACCAAGAGTCGTCCCCCCGTTCCATCCCCGCGGCGGTGGGTGACCTCAAGGGGCCAGTGATGGTCTTGGAGATGAGGGGCCACCGGGATGTGGAGACGGTCGCCCTTCACCATGTGGGTCTTTGGGACAATCGAGTGGACACGCCCAGCCGTCTGCACCTCAACCTTGGCAGGGCTTGCACCGTTGTAGGTTAGAATGGCCGTGTGGTCCGCCGGGTTGTAGGCCTCCACCTTCCACAATTCATTTCCTCCTCCAATCGCGACGGCCGCTGCGTTCTGATAACAATCAAATTGACTGGCTGCCAGTGAATCGAAATGGGAAATGTAATCTGGGCAGCTTCGTGGAGACGCCACCATATTCATAAGCACTTGCTGGTTCCAAGATGCCGCGTTGGTTGGAATACAAAAGCGTGGCCACCCCGAGGCTTCGCCTCCACACGTCATTCCTGTAGGACAGGCAGGGCAGCCGGACCCTGCCGGACCGCACTGGCGTGGCAAGCAATTTCCATGTTGCCCGATGCATTGGCCTTTAGGTGCAGTTTTTTCACATTGGTAACCTGTAGGACAGGTTCCGCAGCTCGTTGGACCAGTTGATGGGGTCGGGGGAGAACCACACACCCACCCAAGGGCCTTACAGGAATAGGCACATGTGCCTTCATCCGTACATTCTTTTCCTTGGGGACATGAGTAAGCAGATCCTCTATGATTTGCGTCACATTGAACCTTTCGGCATTGGAAGGTGGGTGGGTTGGGAGGCGGATTAAATGTCATACTGCATACTTGGCCGGCAGGGCATGGGCCCACACAGGTGCCCGAACACACTGGAGCAACACATCCGCCATCCAAGCAACACATGTTGGGATCGGGACAATCGGCAGCCGAGGAGCAAGATGTCGCAGCTTGGCATGACCACACCGTCGGGTCAGAAGGGTTCGGCAAACAATAGGTGTTTGGTGTCGTGCAGGTTCCAGATGGGCAAGATGCGGAGCATGCACCACAAGGCGCTTTCAGGTTGTGTTTGGCTTGACCTGATCGGCAAGATCTCCCTTCAGGAAGAGAGGATGGTTCTGAATCTAAAGCAGGGGATGAGGCACAAAGATGGCATCCTGACGCCGAATAGTCAAGACAGGCTGATGAGACACACGACCCTCCGACACACACAAGACCAGCACCACAAACCCCTGCAGGAGCAGAGTTGGGGTTGCACTGGGCCGGTGTGCACCCTGCCGTAGGATTTGCGAGGGGCATAAAGTTCAACATGCACTCGCATTTCCCAGAGGTTGTGTTACAGTAGGTCAATGGGATTGAGTTACAATCCTCTTGCTTGGTGCAAGATGGTAAATCTTCCATTTATTATTAGAGTAGGTTTTCAGTTCAAGGGATATTTTATTCAAGTTTGTCCTGTTGGATTTTCACACAAGCCAGCCTTGTCACAACAAAACTTTTGGTCTGTAGGGGATGTGGATTTTGCAGCATCTTCTTCTCTCCACTGAAAATCTTGTTCAGACACAACACCCGTCATGTTACAATCCAAGGCAAGTCCATCAGCGGCACATTCACATGCACCAAACATGGTACACAAGAATTTCCGGAAGCCTGACCGGGGCATCACCCAAAACCATTGGCTTCCAAAATTTTTCTTTGCCTTACAAGCATCATAGGACGCCCACTTCATTGGTCCATAGGCAAACAACCACATGACAATCAAGACGATGGACAAAATAAATGCGATGACGGCTCCTGCAATATAGGCTCCTGTCGACGTGGAGACTTGGCCCAACTCGGCCATTTCTTGGCACGTGCCAGCCGATTCATTTTCTTGGGTACAATACGCTTGTTCTTGGGTGGCTTTGCGCTTCTTTGCCACGACGATGCACCACACCCCAAGAACCAAGAAACCACCTGCGAGAATCCAAAAGATTATTTCAAAGGTTTTTTGGTGCTTCAGAGGCTTGCGAATGGCGTCGTTCCCCACAAGGTACTTGATAGTTGTGGTTTCATCGGGTACCCCTCCATAGGATTTTCCGGAAGATGCCCCAACAAATTTAAAAACAGAGCCCTTGATAAGGGTGATGGCCGTTTGCTTGGATTTCGGAAATGTGAGGATGAGGGTTTTCCCGTCGCTACTCATCAGCTTAACCTCTTCCTTGGTTGCATTGATCACAGAAAGGCATCGACAGTTTGTGAGGCCTGTCGAACAACACGCTTCCTTGGTGCCCATCGTGCAACCAAGAATTGCACCGTGGGTGCAGGAACTCATTTATCATTACCAAATAAATGAAGGCCGCAATTGCTTCGGCAACGATCGGTGCAGGATTTCTTGTGTTGTTTATTGTATGGTTGTTGGCAGCCACAATCACCAAATCACTCGATCAAGTGCTTCCCCCCTACGTCCCTCCACCCTACAACTACGCGTGTTCGGCGGATCAGGGATGTATTGCGGCAGCAAATGGACCCTATTCGGATCCCACCACTTGTCAAAAGGCGTGTGGTCTCGTGTATTGTAATTTTAACGAAAAGACTGGTTACACCGGAAGTTGTACCACGGAGGCTTTTGGAAGCCCAAAGGGGCGAACTTGCTCAAGCACCGTCATAGACGAATGCAAGGCTCTCCAGGCAAATCAGACCTTCAAGTGTGACCCTGATAAAGGACCTCTTCCGTGCATGGAGGGAGATCAAAAATCTCTTTGCACCCTGACTAACGCCACCAAGGCCACTTGCAAACGATACGGCTACTGCTCAAGTCCCGGAACCCAGTCGTGTGAGTGGGCCACCTCAACACCAAGCCTTCCAAATGCGACCCTGATGCCTGACTGCAAGGGCGGACGATCCACGTCCCTCTGCCCCGCCCCATCCTCGACCACCGTCAGTTATTACGGTTGTGAAGACAATGCCTGTGTGGAAAAGGTCATTTCCAAAGCCAATGCGGTTCCTGAAGGGTTCCAGACGGATGCTACCAAGGGATGTTCTGGATGCCAAACAGGTCTTTGCTATACCAAGGTGGAATATAATGGCACCAACATTACAACGTCAGCCAACCTTCAAAATGGTCTGTCCTATTGCATGGCCAAGGGGTTTGGGGCCTCTGGGTGTCCAAGCGGATGGACCCCTTCTCAACCCACAGCGTGTACCAATGTGAAATATTTGTCTTCGGGGTGGTGCTGGAAGGCGCCAGACGGTGAGGCAGGTGCCTGTTCAACCACGTGCCGCGATGTCGACAAGTGCAGCGGCACATGTATCTACCAAGAGAATGTTCTTGCAAATGCTTGTGTAGACATGACCACCAAGGTCCCGGTTACCCCCACCGAACCTCTTTCCTACACCGTTCTTGATTGTGGCAACACTCACTGCCCCAACAAGGCCGTCGCAGACCCTGTCCACGGAGGATGGGGAGGGTGTGTGCCTGCACCTGATGGTTGTACCTGTGCAACAGGGTCCCGCGGGTGGGTCCAAGGCAACTGCCCCGACGGCCAAGTCGAAATTGCCAAGGGACGGTGTTTGGATGTGTGTAAGGATTGCACCGGATCAACTAAAGGGCCCCAGTCCTGTGGTCAAGTTCTTCAATTGAAGTGTTTGGATCTGGAAAACGCAAGAAGGGCAAATCCCTCACAAGCTTCTTACTGTCATACGGATGACGCTACGGGAAATTCGTATTGTGCATGTATGGGGTCATCAGGTGGCGCATGCTCTCCTGCCAAGCCAACCTTTCAAGTGTGTGGTGGATCAGACAAGGTTCAATGCTCATCACCCGGGTGTGTCGGGTGCACCCTGACCCAGACCAAGCCGGAAGGCTTTGGATGCACCATTCCATTCCCCCTTAAGCCGGGGAATCATGGAGCTCTAACTCTTGATCCTTGTGCATGTAGCTACTCGTTCAATGTCGACACGCCGCCAAATGACGAAGATGTCATGGTGTGCCCTGATGGTTCTGACTGTGTGTTTGGAAACGATTATGAAAGCGATTCTGTTCTTGATGCCAAGCTGGCGAAGTATCCCAATGCAAAGTCGAAACTATTTATTTGCAAGAATGATGTTGGAAAAGCTAGTCCTCGTGCTTGCGTCCACGTGTCGGATCAAAAGATTCCCTCGTCCGAGAATGTTTCGGCCGAGGACCCCAAACCCAACTGGAATTGGTGTCGATTCTACAACAAACTTGATGAAGGATTTATTAACAATGATTGTTGTTGGTGGTTGCTTTTTGATCAAACGGGCACCCCTCCACCTTCTTGTGGATCGAACCCATATGAAAAATGCCCCTTTGTTTCCACTTGAGAGAAGCCCTAATAAAAATTCACTTGACTTCAACCACAGAGATCGAATTCATCTCTTTTACAAAAATAGTCTTTATCACCCACCATGACGTGCTTCTGGGATGGCCTCTTGGCAAATTTGAAACCTAAAGACTTTGCAAGGATTGGTGTGAAGAAAAAACCACGCAAGGCACAAGATTTCGCGGCCATCTTGAAGGAACGAAACACAAAGACCACCTCTGTGTCGTGGCAAGGCGAGCGCTATGATTGTTCTTCCTTTGATCCTTTTTTATTCCTTGTTGCGGAGCTTTTTGAAGTGTCCATCATTCACCACGGAGTCTATGGTAGCCACTCGTACATTAACGACTGCCCAAGCATGTGCTGGGGGTCTCCTCGGATAGTGGACATTTCAGGGGTTAAAGATTATTTATTCGTCTTGAGATCTTGGACCGTCGATTGCAAGGCCGTCACGGAGCCATACTTGGCCACAATTTCATGCTCCGATGCGTCGGGTGAAACACCTGCCATGGCCAAGGGTTCCATGGTACGATTCATCAAGGAAATCCCGAGGTAGGCCTCGTAGGAGGCAAGGGGCCTCGAGGTGCCGAGGGGATGGTCAGCCTCCCGCCCTTGGAGAAGTGCAAAGATGCGCTTGAGTGACGAAGCTCTTGCGTCGCCCCTTGAGGATTTGGACCCGACTTCCCAAAAGGTTGGAGCATGGGATCGGTCAAAGAGGGTGCGGAGGGGCATGCGAGTGGGCATCCACGCATCCCACCCGTGGGTCCAAAGCAAGGCGCCCATGACAAACTCTTCACCGAAAAATAAAAAGGGAACCTTGGTCAAGTAGGGCACCATAGCCAGACGTGAGCCCAAGGAAAAGGAAAAACATCCTGCCCACCCAAGTTGAGGAAAGGGCTTGGGTGGTTTCATGGCACACATCCGTGAGCCAAAGATGGGCAACTCGGAAGAAGGATCAAAGGAGGTGGGCGACATAAAGGTAGGAAGGGCGGGTTCGAGTGACGCGTTGGCCGACCCAGGGTAGCGCCGGTAGGACGGCGGGTAGCCCGTCAAGCAGATGGAGGAATGGCCCGCTTGGCCCACCGCCTTGGTCCACTCCTCAATGAGCACCTCATCCCACCGCGGCTCACACCGTGTATGGGCGTCAATCTGGAGGATGTAGTCCTCTCCCTTGTAGAGGTGAACCTCAATGGTTGACCGGGCTTTACAAGGGCCTTCTGCTTCGTCATGCCGCCATCGAATGACACGAATGTTGTCCATGTAGCGCAAGTCTTTTCCGTAGAGGTTGCATAGTTCGTTATAACCTTGAATGGCATCCCCGTCTTCCTTGGCATTTTGCTGACAGAGGCCAATAAAGACACGTTGTGGTGAGGCTGCATTTTGTATGAGAGAGTAGAGGGTGCCCGACGTTTCCGAGTCGCGGTAGGAAGGTATCGACACGAAAATGGAATGGGAGGACGACAAGGCGGATGGGGGTGTCATGGGAGATGACGAAGTGGAGGGGGGCACCGCTTGAGGTGTCACTCGGTCGCGGTAGACGACGTTTCCCCTACCGTCGCTACTTGGGGATTGGTAGGATGATGAATGTGTGAAAGGAGGAGACGGAATGGTCTTTGTCTTGGACCGATTGGCGATGGACCACACAACAAACCCCATAATGGCCAGCACAAATGCACCCAAGACGATAAGGGGAATGATGGGCCATTTCTTAGAGCGTCCCCGTCCCAATTTTTTTAGAGCTGATGGATTGAGGGGGCGGTAAACCAATGAGGCTGCCGCTGGCAGGTAGGCAGGGGTACGGAAAGACGAACTCATTTATTTAATATACGGAGCTCTTACCCTGATGAATAAAGTTGCTTTCAACTCATTATCTTGATGATCTTTTTCCATTGGAAATCTCTAAATGACTTAGCACATCCAAAACATGCTACCGGTGGTTGTAGGTGCTCAATCTCTGCGGCCCCGGGATTGTGCCTTGTCTTCTGGCACTTATGCCAGTGTCTACTGCGACAGGTTTCATGCAGACAAGGTTATCAAAATTCTTAGCCACCCCATCACCAGGCAAGCTGCAATCCGGGATGTTACCTTGGGAGCCTGGTTTATTGCATTCCCATCAGCATTTCCGTCTATCATCCCGCATCAAGAATTGATTTATGATGGTCGATCCAAGAAGTGGGGGATTGTCATGATGCATGGCGGTGAAGACTTGGAGACTTACTTGCGCAAGCACAAGAAGACGATGGGCAGAGAGGAACGTCTTGCCATCACTTCGCAGATTTTACTCATGTTGTATAATCTCCACCTCGAGGCGGGACTTGTTCATCGAGACTTGAAGCCGGCCAACCTCTTGTGGTCCGTCAAACGAAGAAAACTCTATGTGATTGATTTTAATCTCTCTTGCTTTGCGGGTAGCCCTAAACGACGTTCTTCAACGGTGCAAACCCGGTGGTACCGAGCCCCCGAAGTCATTTTGGGCTCAAAGACCTACACCCAAGCCATTGATGTGTGGTCTACAGGCGTCATCCTCCTCTATCTTTGGACGGGATACCTTGGCAAGAGTGGGTCTGCACTCGAACAATTGTGGCTTTGCTTTGCATTGGGGGGTTCCCCGCTTCCCCTCTCGTCTCTTCGTCATCTTCCACGATGGAAAACCTTGGTGGGTCAAGATGAACACAGAATGGGTCCTCTATGGCCCTATGGCTTTTTGGACCTTAAACTCTGCACCGTTGCCGATGCTGGCGGATTAGAAGATGACATCCGATGGATGATCAAGGAGATGTTGGTCTTGGATCCCGCCAAACGCGTGTCCATTGGAGACCTCTTTGCCTCTGAGGCAGCCGCCCGGCTTTTTGCAGCAGCGGGGGTGAGACCGGAGCGCCCTTGCCGCACCCCTTCCACCATCTCGTTTCCCCCAATCCCTTGCGATGAAGTTATTCAGAAAGACCTTGACGAAATGTTGCAACTCTCATTGAAGCACAATGTGGGATTTGGCTTGGCACCAGAGATTTGGTTTGGCTTGACGACTGTATTGTTCAGTCTCGCCTGGCGAGTGGGCAAGGGAAGATGGAGTCACTGGAAAGTCCTTTTGCCAAGCATTCATGCCGTGATTGTCGGTGCAGTTGAAGATGACATGGACTGCCTTGAGGAAATGATCTGCCGTTACGGTACACCCCCAAGCGAAGAAGGAATGACCAGAGAGATTGTTGAGATTTTAAAGATGGTTCCCCAGATTGTACCCCTTTATTTCAGTCACCCATGGTGTGTGGCAGTGAGGATGGCCAAGATTGATTCCGGAAGACCCCTTGATTTGGCAGCTCCAGGGTTTGCCGCCCACGGCCAAACTCTGCTTCGCCAAGTGGCAGCAGATACCTTTCGCAGTCTTCGGGGAAATCCGCGGCTTTACCATCCCGAGTACACCTTTCACCTTTCAACCATCTTGGCAGACAGTGACCCTGTTCGGGTCGAGGCTGCCAAGTTATTTTTCGCCTCGTCCATTCCTCCTTTGCCTTGCATCCCAGATCCAAAGAAACCCGTGGCACACATTGGAGGGGACACCACCTGTGTCAAGGCGATAGGTGTGCCACAGAAATCCGAATTTTCCTCGGAACTTTCAAGTCTTTTGTATAAATTTTCCATCTCGGAATAAACTCAAATAACTTCTCATCTTCACTCTTCATCATGGCCAAGGACGATTGCATCTCTTGTCTCGCTGGTCCAGGTGGTTGCATCCTTGCACTCTCTACGGTTGCCGGGTGCATCTCCTACCTTCTTGTCTTTTCCATCATGGGTCTTGTCCAAGACTGGAACACGGCCAAGGACTGCCACGGGTCTGCCCTTCACATCTATGTCCTCGTTGCCGTCATCATGTTTTACGCCTCGGGTGGCAATGGATCCAAGGCGGCCAAGGCGTACGACGCGGGCCAAGCCATTTTCACTCTTGTGGTGTCATGGGCCATTTCGGTCTCGATGGCCATTTGGGGCTTTATCGAGATTTTCGACAAGGCCTGCCCCGAGCTGGAGGGTGGCTTCCTCTACAACATGGCCATTGTCACGACCTCTCTCCACTGTGTCGTCATTGTGGAGGGGATTGGCCTTGTCGTGTTTTTGGCATGCCGGGCCCTAGGCACTATTTACTCTTTTTTTTTTGAAGTAGCTCAAAAGCTTGAGTTACCTAAAGAATATCACTTTTCCACTCGTTTTTAGAGATGAGGGCACATAAATATGATTTGAGCGGACCTCTACAAAGTTATATTTTTTAAGACCCTTCGCTTGCCAAAACAAATGAATCGATGGGGCTATATACAGATGAATAAAAAAATTTATTTCCTCTTCTTGGTAGGTGCCTTGGGCTTTGATCGGGCCTGTTGGCCACTCCGTTTCTTACCCCCGGCCTTTGTCGCCCTCTCCACCCGTTCCTTTTCAAAAACTTCATACTTGGCAGCCAAATTATCCAAATCATCCTTCCACAAATCCCACGGCGACCTCTTTGCATAGGCTTCCATCTTGGCCGTTAGGGCATCAATGGCCGCCTGCAATTTGGCGAGGCGCTCAGTCGTGAAAAAGGCATGGGTCAGGCCCAAAAGGTAGCGAAAGGTTCCCTTCCCTGAACCAGAGGCCTCGTCTTCCTCTTCATCACCTTTGCCCTCCTCGTCTTCATCCTTCATGTCGTCCACGGCCACGAGGTCCCTATCGGATGGACGCGGGGGCGGGGCGACGAGGGCGTCGTCCGGGTAATCCTTTTCAGCAAAGATGGTATAGGCTTCTGCCCTCGGCTTCTTCTTGATGGAAATGGTGGCCGCCATGTCCTCATTGAGGTAGCGGAGCTGGGATTTCAGCTTGAGCAATTCACGGGACCATGCTTCGAGGATGTAGGCCTGACGTTCCTCATAGGCAGGAAGACGGCATTGGCCGTGGAAGGAAAAGAAGGATGCCAGGTCAGAAAAGTGGTGGAGGACCAACTTGTCCACATCTTCTGCCTCATTCCTTTCCCTCACAAAGCCATTCATGTTGGTGGCCGACAACTTGCGCTCCATGGAAAACAACTTGACGAGGGTGGGGAAGCGAAAACCGTCAACGGGCTCCCCAAAGGTCGCATCCATTTCGGCTTCACTCTTGAGACCCAGCTTCTTCACAAAGTAGTCCTTGACACACAAGAGGCGGATAGAAACTTTGACGTTGGTCGACTCGTTGGACTCGTCAAGAATAAATTTAGGATAGGACTTGGAATCAAACTGATGTCTCTCCTTGAGCTTGGTGAGGTAGGGCTGGGTCCATGTCGAGATGGGCAACTCACGAATGTAAATCTCAAGGTACTTGGGAAAGGCTTGGAGGGTAAAGGCGCCTCGTGAGATGTAGCCCGTCACGGCCCCCTCCTTGTCCCTCACCGCCTCCATAGGCCCATTGTGCATGGAGTACCATGGCAGCATGGCATTGGCCTTGGCCTTCCACCTGCCAGATGGTGAGCCTTTTTCAGCCAGATAGAGGGATTGGACTTCGAAAATCTCCTTGGGATTGTAGGCCTGAATGTCGGAAGACCATCCCGTACCAATCCCCGAGCATCCATTGAGGAGGACGGCCGGTACGACAGGCATATAGGTCAAGGGCTCTACCAAGTGTTCTTCATCAACCCTTCGGCGAATGACGGCATTGTCTTCCTTGGGAAACAAGGCTGCCGTCACGGGGTTCAAGTAGGTAAAGACATAACGGGACTGGCCATGAATCTTGCGTGGATGGGACCTTGAACCAAACTGACCAGCGGGGAACAAGTAGTTAAAGTTGTTGGAGCCCGGATGTTCTTGGGCCATCTTGGAGATGGTTTCTTCGACAGACTTTTCACCGTGATGGTAGTGGGTATAGGCCGCCACTTCCGAAGCAAACTGAGCCACCTTGACACGCTTACGAACATTCTTTGAGAGGGCCGTGTAGAGAACCTTCCTCTGGGACTCCTTCAGCCCATCAATCCCACAGGCGACACCGCGGTAAAGCGACTCCATCGAGTAGTGGATCATGTCATTCAACAAAAAGTCTTCAATCGCAATCACGGGCGAGTCATACTCGACCGCGACGGTCGGGTCATAGGCCCTCAAGATGTCTTTCCGCTCGTTTACGTTTTCATCCACGAAAAACGTGGCAAGGGCATCACGCGACTCGTCGCCAGTGTAGCGAAGCCGCACAATGTGTGACTTGTAGTCACTCATGTACCGTCGCATGTCTTCTTGGTCGGATGTTGCCAAACCCTTCAAGTAGATAATGTCATACTTGGTCTTGGTCTCTTCGTCCAAGCCATTTAGCCACACCGTGAAATCCGCATGGGAAAAGAATTCTTTTCTCCTCAGGCAACGGGCATAGGCCGGCGATGGGACGGCACGAATGAGAGGTGTCGCAAAGCGGTAGACAAAGTGGTACTTGCGGAGGAGGAGGGGGAAGAATTGTTGGAGAAAGGAGTAGACCAACCCACAAATATGCGAACCGTCCGTGTCTTGATCCATCATCAGCCATACCTTCTTGTAGCGCAAAGTGTCGTACTCCTTGCGGGTTTCATAGGTGAGACCGAAGCGGAGACCAAGGGCAAGCATGACGTTGTGAATCTCTGCATTTTCAGTGACATTCTTCAAGCCGTCCTTCTCGGTCACCGCCTTGCGCGTGTTGAGGGGCTTTCCCTTGAGAGGAAAGAGGCCAAAGTCGGCCGAGCCAATTTCTTCCAAGCCAGGCTCGACGGACCCAATGGCCGAATCACCCTCGGCAAGGATGAGGGTGCACGACGACCCCTTCTTTCCGGCATTCGATGCGTCACGAAGCTTGGGAATTTGGACAATGGATCGTGCAAGGATCGAGGAGCGGGTGACCTTGGTAGAGGCAGAAGCCTTGCGAAGAATTTCAGCGTCGGCTTCCAACTTGGACCGCGACTCAACGTGGGTCAAGATGCCAGCATCCTTGAGAGCATTCACAAAGGTCTTGGACGGTTCCCACTTGAAACCAAACTCCTTCAGTTGGGACTCTAGGGTCGTCTTGGTCTGGGAGTCAAAGGATGGGTTGCACAAGGAGATTGTGACAAAGACGTGGCAATAGGAGCGGGTGCGGTGAGAGGTGAAGGACTTGAGCTTCAACTTTTTTGCAATCGCTTCAGCAATCTTGGACCTGGCATACTCGACATGACGTCCCTTGCAGCACCTCAAGCCATTTACAAACCCCACATCAATGCCCGTCTTGAGCTCGGGTGGTCCATCGGGGTCAATTGGCAAGACACCCACATTCCACACCGTTGAGCCGTCCTTGGCAACAATAGAATCGGTGGGGATGCGGAGGCTGGCGTCGGAGGAAAAGAGGGAAACGTAGTGGGAAAACCCCTTGAGTGGAAGCTTTTTTCCATCCAAGTAGACCGAGAGGCTTGGCTTTGTGCATGCCGCAATGTCCATCACCTTGGACCTCAAAACCTCGATGAGGTGGGGAGGGATCGAGGTGAGGCCAAAGCGTGCCAAGTCGGGGCAGTAGGTGACCTTTGTGTAGCCACCCTTCCTCTTTGGCGTGGTAATTTTGTGAGGTTTCCACTTGAGAACCCGTTCCCCCTTTTCATTCTTGGTGGTGAAAAAGGTTTGTTTGAACAGGGATCCCATGGCTGCCGAGTAGGTCTCGACCTTGAGAGACTTGGAAAAAAAATTTGTCGCCTTGGCCCCAATGCCATTCCGTCCACCCGACTTGCGCTTCTTGGAATCATCATACTTGTCTGATGACTTTGTCATACCAAACAACATGGTGGGCACGGGGACACCTGCCTGGTCGTGAACGTAGCAAGGGATGCCTTCACCATCGTTCCACACTGAAATTTCCAAGTCACCCCCTTCATTCTTGCCAAGGGTCACCTTGATGGTCTTGGTCGTCGGATCCTCGATGGACTTGTCAATGGCGTTCTGAGTAATCTCTTCAAAAATGTTGAGGAGGGCCAGGGGACACATCAACTTGACGGCTTTGATGCCCATGGCTGCCCTCGCGGCCTTTTCCTTTCCAACAGAGCGTTTGGACTTGGACGTCGCGGCAGTCGCAACCGACGCTCCATCATCATCCCCCTCCACTTCCATCGGTTCGTCCTTGGCTTCCTCCTTCACCTCCTCGGGTTTCTTCTTTGGCGTCTCACCGCCACAAAAGACAAAGAGGTCCAAGCCCTCATCGGGTGTCGTCATGGGGCCAACGTACATGTCGGGACGCCTGTCAAGATGCTGCCAATCATCGAGCATCTTGTATTGGCCCTTGTCCATATCGACGGTTAGAGGTTCTTTGACTTTGGTTACCGTCTTGGGTTTCGCCGCCACCTTCCCCTTGGTCGGCGACTTGGGTTTAGGCGCTTCCGGCTTTAAACTGCCCTTTCCAGACTTGTTTGACTTGGGAGTTGGTTTAGGGGGCATTTTGATAGTGAAAAGGGAGTTGGGTTTTAGAGAAAATCTCATTTCAACAATTTATTTGAAAGCCTTTAGGTTTGAGGGGCCATCAATCAAAATTAAGAAAAGATGTAGGAAGCGCCAGAGAGGGTGCCGGAACCGTTTGTGCCATCCACGATCAAATTTGGTTTCCACCCATCATGAAATCAAGAGTATTTTTTATTAACGGCAATGAGAACCTCTTGTCGACGGACGTCTATCTCCAAGACTACTAGGTCAGCCTCTACACCTCCAAGGTATTCATTTACCGCTTTGGTCAACAAGCTGAAACCTCGACCCTCCTTCTCTCCACCCTCGACGAAGGTGAGGTGCTTTCCACCGAGTTCTTCACCCTAAGGTTTCGGGAGAATGTCTCTCCAAGCCAAGTCCGGCTTGTCTTGTCTGGATGTGACGAAGAGCTATTCAGCTTGAGTGTCATGGCTACGGGAAAAGATTCCACGTCTCGACCCCAAGAAACTCTTGGCTACTTTGCTATGGCGCCTGGAATTCACAAGGTGACTGGGCGTCTCTGCGGCGTTTTTCTCACCCCCTCCCCTAGTGAAGGGTTTGGTTAGCTCTGCTTTTGAAAAACCTTTGGGCGAGGAAGCTACGATTCTTGTGACTCAAAACTCAATGAATGGGCCAGATGGCTCGAGAGCATTTATTTCCGACAGGAATGCAACCCGCCTTGAGGTATATGTAGATGAAGATTTGGCCTACGACAATGAGCGTCGTCATATTGGAGAACATTCAATAATCTATGGATACACCCATGTCGTTTCGTACCATCCTTTCAATAATTGCGACAAAGGTAGTTGTTGGTTTCCATCCAAGGGTAGTTTTAGCTTTAGAAGCGTCTCCAAGCAAAAGATCAACCTCTGCCGGTCTAAAAAACTCTGGATTTACCCTGACAAGAGTTTTTCCTGTTTTGGCATCAAAACCTTCCTCCTTGACTCCCTTGCCCTTCCATTCAACCACAATACCCGCTGCCCCAAAAGCAACTTCAATACATTCTCGGACCGAGTGTGTTTCTCCAGTGGCTGCAACATAATCGTCTGGTTCTTCTGTTTGAAGCATTCGCCACATCATTTCAACATACTCGGGGGCGTAGCCCCAATCCCGCTGAGCATCGAGGTTTCCCATTTCCAAGACATCCTTGTCACCTCTTAGAATGGCCGCAACTCCAAGAGAGATTTTTCGTGTTACAAATTCGTGACCACGTCTCTCAGATTCATGATTAAACAGTATCCCATTGACGGCAAACATACCGTATGCCTCGCGGTAGAGCTTTGTAATGTAAAATGCAAATTGTTTGGCAACAGCATAAGGTGATTGGGCATTGAACGGAGTCAACTCGGTCTGGGGCGTTGTCAAGACTTTTCCGTAGAGTTCAGACGTGGATGCTTGATAAAACCGACATTTTCTATCGGTGTCAAGACATCGAATGGCTTCCAGAAGAATCATGGGTCCCATGGCGTCAACTTGGCCCGTGTAAATGGGTGCTACAAAGGACACCCCCACATGAGATTGGGCTGCAAGGTTGTAAATTTCCACTTGGTCGGCATCAATCGACAGGAGCTGACTCATGAGTTTATAGATGCAAGGTGCGTCTGTGACATCCCCGTAACTTAGATGAAAGTCCCTCCTATCAAGTATAGAAGTCAAACGCTCAAGGTTGTGATGGGATGACCGGCGAATGAGACCATAGACCCTATAACCCTTTCCAAGTAATAGTTCAGCTAGATAAGATCCGTCTTGTCCGTTCACACCCGTGATGAGAGCAACGTGCTTCATTTATAATAAAACCAAAAAAATCTTTTTTCTATCTTTTAACAATTTTATTTACTTTTGTTTTCTACTCTCACTTTGACTCTATTATTCAGTATAAACGGTATGACATCCTCTCAAGTCACACTCCCAGACCATCCTTTCAAGCGTCAATGGGCCTGGTGGGAACATCGGACAAAGGGAGCTACTGATGTCAAGTGGATGGATCAGTTTTACAAGGTTGCCCAAGTCGACACGGTTGAAAAGTTTTGGCTTCTTTGGGGTCACTACCCACTCCCTTCAGTTCTCTTTGCCGGAACGGCGCCAAGCGACCCCCCTCCATTTATTATACGTGAGGGCCGGTCATCGCGGGTTTTAGGAGTGTGTCTCTTCAAGGAAGGTATCCTTCCCGAGACACGGGCCAAGAGACTTGATGGGACGCCTTGGACCGGGTTGCGATCTCTTCTTGATCTTGACACCCATTTTGACGAGATGAAGACATGGGACGAGGTGTGGGAAGTCTGTTGCTTGGCCCTTTTAGGGGAAGCAACCCTGGATGGTGACATGGTTTCAGGGATATGGTTAGCCAATCGCACACGTCGCGGGTTTTCTGCGGGGGTTATGCGCCTGCGCCTTGAAATTTGGTGGTCTCATGGTTTAACAGAGGGAGACGTTCTCACCTCTATTGAAAAGTTGACCCACGTGGTTCAAAGCCACACAGGGAAAGACTTGAAAGATGGGTGGCGGATTAAATAATTTATTTCAATACATCATGCTCGAAAAAGTTGATGAATCGTTCTTTTGCATCATTTGTGGGCACTCCGCCCTTCAGATTGAGAGAGCCTTCAAAGATTTGGAGGTGGGGCATGTCGTAAAGAGTTTTCCATTCTCTCGGGTTTCCCATTTCATCCTCAGGGGATAAAAGATAAAACACCGAGAGTTTGGGGTCAAGCATTCCAAACTCTTTTAAAATCGCAAGTAATTCATCAAATTCTTCAACGGAATAGCGCCCAGGATGAAGACTACTAACACTGTCTCCAAATTGAGAAATGCTCATGATAAACCTTACACCTGCTTCACCCCGTAATGCCATGAAACGATCCACACAACGTTGGAAATACTCGCCTTCTGTGAGTGGGTTATGATGGTAAAACACTCGATGGCCCAGTGACTTGGGAAGAGTCATAGGATCCGTGAGAAACGTTTCAAAATTTGTTTTCAATATTTCTTTTGTCAAGCTCAAATTTGTAACTATCCAATCAAAGGGATAAGAAGCTTCGCGCATACCGTTTGTGTTGAGAACCAAGGTCAGAGCACATCGGTCTCCTAAATTTACAAGTTTCATTTAAGTGCTTATGGGAATTTATTTTAGGCTGGGGGAGACACTTTTCCACCTTGAAAGATTCCAAAAACATCCATCTCAAGTGGCCATGGAGCTCTTTCTGAGTGTCATCACTTTTAGAATATGTCGGGAGACGCGCAAAGCCGCATTATGTAATGGAGACCGGAATGAAGGGGACCCTGTGTTTTCCAAATAAATAAAATGTTTGAATAGATACATCTCAAAAAAGTCAATGTTCAAATGAAATGCAAGTTGTGATGGAGGACTTAAAAGCAGTGGCCAAGGCCACCCGGCTGATGATACCCGAGAACAATAAAGGGCATGCAAGTTTATTAAATTCTATGGCTCGACCCGACATAGTTTTGCTTTGCAAAACTACAGTGGTCTTTGACCACTACTGAAATGTCGGACGAGACCTAGGGCCCAACACAAATTTTATAAGGAATGACAGGGAATTTTATTC